GCTACATCGACGGCGTTTTGGCCGCCGATGCCGGAGTGCCCGACCCTGTCATCAGTCAGATGATGCCCTGGGCGTTTGATGTCGGCGACATTGACCGCGCCCTGGCCGTTGGCGATTACCTGCTGCGCCATAAGCTGCCGGCACCGGAGCAATTTACCCGCGACCTGCCGTCGCTCTATGCCGAAATGGCAGCAGAAAGCTGGCTGAGTACCCCGACCGGTACCATTCCCGCCATCAGTGCCGAACAGCTCGGCGAAGTCCTGGACGCGACCGCTGATCACGATATGGTCGATGAGATACGCGCCAAGCTGCACCGCGCCCTCGGCGAAGCCTTGCACAGCGAAGGCAATGACGAAGCCGCCATCACGCATCTGCGCCACGCCATTGAACTCAACCCCAAAGTGGGCAGCAAAGCCCTGCTTGCGCAGCTGGAAAAAGAGCAGACCGCGCAAGACAAAAACGAATAACCCACACACCCGACAACTCAGCCCGCGCGGGGCGCGGCGGTACAGGGCTTTAGTTAGTTTCCCCCTGTCCGCCGCAACCGCGCACCTTGTACCTCGTCACACTTGCCGCCGCTGGTTTTTCTCCGGTTTTCCCACGGCGGCCTTTTTAGGAAGGACGCCCCATGAGCAGCGCATTTATCCCGCACCGAGCCACAACCGACCCGCGCTACAACGACGACCTGCAGACGGATGACTACTACCCCGCCATAAGGGTCTCTGTTTGGCGTGAACGGATGCGGGTCGATGACACGGTCAGCGACGCGCGCAGCCACGAAATCCTCAGCACGGCGGTGCTGCTCGTCAACGACGAACTCGCCGTCTGGCGTGAGGCACAGCAAACCCCTTTGCCTGACAGCAAACAGCACCACTACCGGCAAGCCGTCTATCAACGCGCCAAGGCATTTGAACTTGAACAGTATCGCGATGTGGACACTACCGCAAAAGGCAGCGAGCGTGCCGATGGACTGGAGCGCCGCATCCGCACAGCACTACAACGCTCACGTGAGGCGCTGCGCCTCGTCCTCGGTAAATCCCGCGCCACCATCGCCCTGATATGAGGGAGCCATGACCCATGCCAAACCCCACGATCGTCATCGCACACCAGCACGAAACCCTGGACGACGTCTGCTACCGCACTATCGGTACCACCCGTGGAATAGCCGCCGTGATGGATGCCAACCCGCTCGCTTTGTCTACGCCACGGCTGGTGGCAGGTACGCCGGTCCATATCCCGTTGCATCCCGCACAGACAACGCCCGCCACCCTCAGACTTTGGGACTAACTATGCCCGACCCGATTACCAGCAGCACCGCAGCCAGCGCCGCCCAACCCGCGCTTGGGGCGGCATTACTCAAACTCCTCGTGTACATCATAGGCCCAGTAGCGGCGAGTGTCGTGGTGATGTCAATGACCCAGCCGCGCAGTGCGCGCGAATGGTTTTCCGCGATTATCAGTACCGTCATGTGCTCGATTGGTCTCGGCAGCTACGTCATCACCCACTACCTCAACATCCACCCCGTCGGCGATGAGCTGGCCGGGATGCAGGCTGGTGCCATCTATTTTTTGTGTGGGCTACCAGGCTGGTTCTTGGTGCGTGCCCTGTTTTACACAATGGAGAAATACCAGCAAATGAACATCATCGAAATCCTTGAAAAAATCCGCAGGGGGGACAAATGACCAAACCTACCAGACAAATGACCAAGCGCGGCACGGAATTGCTGATTGCCCGCGAGGGCAGTCGCAGCAAAATGTACCTCGACAGCGCCGGTCTGCCGACCATTGGTGTCGGTCACCTGCTCACGCGTAGCGAACTCAGCAGCGGCAAGCTCTACATCAACGGTATTGCGGTACGCTGGCGCGATGGCCTCAGTAATGACCAGATTGCCCATCTCTTTGACCATGACAACGATGTGGCGGAAACCGCCGTCGACTCGTTAATAAAAGTAGAGCTTGCCGACCACCAGTTTGATGCGCTGGCCTCTTTTACTTTTAACGTCGGCGTTGATGCCTTACGGCGTAGCTCTTTGCGCCGGCTGCTTAATGCCGGCGATTACGCCGTCGTCCCCGATCAGCTGCGCCGCTGGATTTATGCTGCCGGGCAGCCAGTACTGCGCAACCGCCGCGAAGAAGAAGTCCGGCAATGGATGACCCCCTATGCTGCTTAGTAAACCGCTCACCATCATCTGCGCCGGGGTGCTGATTGCCTACAACATCACCTCGGTCGGCCTTGCTTATCGTGCCGGGCAGCAGTCCGTATTACGCGAGCAGTTTGAAACGCTCGCCAACGAGCTGAATAACGCTGTCGGCAAGTATGGCGAACAACTCAGCGCCTACGAACACCTGGCCGTCGAATTTGCCGCCAACCATGAAGCAACGCAGAAACAAATGAAGAAGACGGAGGACACCCTCAATGCCTACCTCGCTACGATTGACCGCAGCCGTCCTTGTCTGGACGATACTGGCGTCAGCCTGCTCAACAAAGCCATCCGCCCCGGCGGTAATAGTGCCCGCAAAAATGCCCCCACCGCCAGTGGAGGTAAGCGCGCTACGCCCGTGCCCCGACCTGCCGCTACTAAATGACGGCAGCCTCGGCGACTTGGTCGACTGGGTGCGTAAAGCCTCCAAGCAGTATGCCGACTGCCGCAGCAAGCACAACTACACCACCCGCTGGATTAAAACCGCAAGAACACAATGGACAACGCCGACAAAGCCAGCGAGCTCGAAGAAATAAGCCGCGCTGCTGCCCTGGCGGCAGCACAACAACGCGGAGAAACAGCAACCGGCAGCACTTATTGTATTGACTGCGGCGATGAAATCCCCGCCGCGCGTCGTCGCGCCAATCCCTACGCGCAACGCTGCACTGAATGCCAGCAATACCATGAAAAAACTCGACACACTGCGGCAAAAGCTACTTACCGGCGGGCTTAACATTCAGCCGGAAGACCTCATTGTGCGTGCCACCTCGGGCAAAGTACGCCACCACTATCAGCATCCCGACCAACCCGGCAACCACAACCTGCGCCTTGAGTACACAGCCGAGGTGCTGGTGTTGGATTACAGCGGACCGCCGGAAGCATTGTGTTACCTCGCCGGGCAATGGTTATCTGCGGAGCAGCCGGGACACGCGGCAACCGCCATCTCTTTTCGTGCCGACATCCTTGACAACAACCACGTCGACTTGCTGCTCACCGTCGAGGGCTTGACCGACACCTACCACGTCCAAGTTGAGCAGGATGGTACCCGCCTCAACAACTGCCCGGCGGTACACATCGACCGCCGACTCTACCCGCCTGCCCTGACGCCATGACTGCCTCACTCGAACACAACCTGGGCGAACTCGCAAGCTGGATACAGCTGTCCATTGACCGCCTCACCCCTGCCGAACAGCGCAAACTGCTGCGTAAAATCGGCCAGGATTTGCGCCGGGTCAACCGGGAGCGGATGGCGGCGCAGACCGACCCGGACGGCACAGCATGGGAACCGCGCAAAGAGTATGGCCGCACCCGACGCGGGCGCCCGAAACAGATGATGCGCAAACTACGCCAGGCAAAGCGCTTGCGCGTCGAGGTCGGCGACAGCCTGATCCGCATCGGCTGGCGCGGTCATGACAGCTACCTTGCCAGTGTCCACCACTTTGGCCTGACCCAGCGCCTACAATTCGGGATGGCGCATTACCCGGAACGGCCGCTACTCGGCATCACCGAGGGCGACGCGGCGATGATCCAAGAGAGTCTGTTGCGTCATTTGCAGGGGATGACATCATGAGTTTCGGCTTTTCCGACCACCTGCGCCAGACGCACAACGCCACCCGCATCGCCACCGTCGAAGAAATCGACTGGGAGAAGCGCGAGTTTCGCGCCAAAAGCGGCGACATCCTCACCAACTGGCTGCCGTTTCCGGCCTTTATCACCCATAACTACCGCCACTGGATACCGCTGCGCAAACAGGCGCAAATCATCCTCAGTGTGGATGGCGGCGACTACAACACCGCCACCGTGATCGGCATGATCTGGTCGGAAGAAGTCCCTGCTCCGGACATCCCCGTGGACGACCGCCCGACCATCGACCGCCTCGAATTTGATGATGGCACCATCGTTGAGTACGACAGCAAGCGGAAAAAGCTGCTGGTTGACACCCCCGGCGAAATCACCTTGCGCGCCAAGGCTATCAGGTTTGAGTCGTCAAGCCTTACCCACAACGGCGTCAACGTCGGCGACACCCATGTACACCCCGGCGTCATGTCCGGCCCATCGGTCACCGGCACACCACAGTGACCTCCTCAAATGACCGCGAAAAACAGGAAACAGCCATGACTACAGGTAACGGTGCCTATGCCACCGGCGGGATGCGCCGCGACAATGGCCGCAACACCGCACACAAACTCGAACACATTCGCCAGTCGCTGGCTGACATCTTTAGCACCCCTATCGGCTCACGCATCCAGCGCCGTGAATACGGTAGCCACCTCTTTGATTTAATCGATGCACCGATGAATCCGGCCAACCGATTGCGTCTTGCCGCCGTCCTGGTTGATGCAGCCAGCCGCTGGGAGCCGCGCGTCGTCCTCGAAACTGCCGTCATCGACATCGCGATGGACGGCAAAACCGAGATTAGCTACACCGCGCGCACCTTAGATGATGCCGAACTGCGCGGACAAGCGACCCTGCGCCACTGATTTTCCACAGCCGCGTTCTGCGGAAAACCGACACTCGCCCCCGCGCGCGGGCACATACACAATGCCCGCATGAGCGATACATCCCTGCCAAACGTCATCGAAGAGCTTGACTACGAAACCATCCTCGCGCGGCGCAAAGCCGCCTTCGTGGCGTTGTGGCCGGAAGAAAAACGCGACTACTGGCGTAACACCCTTGACCTCGAATCCGAGCCCGTCACCAAAGTCCTCGAAGAATCCGCTTACCTCGAACTGCTCCTGCGCACGCGTATCAACCACGCCGCCCGCGCCAACCTGCTCGCCTTTGCTACCGGCCGCGATCTCGACCGTCTTGCCGATTTTTACGGGCTGACCCGCAACCCCGGCGAAAGCGACGAGGCTTTCCGCGCTCGTATCCGTGAGCG